CGCCATACGGTTTACTAAAGACCAATGCCTAGACTTGCCTGAGATGACCTATACCACCCGTATAGTTCCCCTGACCGCTCAACAGTCGCACTACTACAAAAAGATAAAGACCGAGATGTTGGTTCGGACGGCTGATGAACAAATCACGGCGGTCAACGCTGCCACCGTTATGAACAAACTCCTTCAGTTGTCATGCGGCGTTGTCTATTCCGATAGTGGCGAGGCCGTTGCCTTTGACGGCAGAAACCGACTAAACGTCATGTTGGAAGTTATTAGGGAAACTACTAATAAAGTTTTGATTTTTGTGCCATTTCGGCACGCCATCGAGGTGGTATCGGAAACCTTAACTAAAGAAGGCATAACAAACGAGGTCATCTCAGGAAGCGTAAGTGCGACTAAACGAGCAGATATTTTCAGGAGATTTCAACAGGAGACAGACCCCCGCGTGCTGGTCATACAGCCCCAAGCAGTGGCTCACGGAGTGACCCTGACTGCCGCAGATACCGTCATTTGGTTCGGCCCCACCATGAGCCTAGAAACCTATCTACAAGCCAATGCACGGGTACACAGGCAGGGACAGACCAACAAAACAACCGTTGTCCATCTGCAAGGATCAGGCGTAGAAGCACAGGTCTACGGGGCGCTTAGAAGAAAAGAAGATGTCCATTCAAAAGTCGTGGAACTTTTCCATAATGTTGTTGACAAAGTAAACAACAGTAACGAGAATGGAGAAAATCATGGATAACATTGGAGCCGATAAACTTGCCAAGGTCTACCTCAAGATGAGGGACAAACTAGAAGAGATGCGCCATGAGTTTGAGACCCAAGAGGCCGAACTCAAAGGCAAGATGGAAGTCGTAGAGAAAGCCATGCTAGAAGTCTGCAAGGCCACAGGTGCGGACAGCATCAAGACCCAGTTTGGCACGATCATCAAGTCGGTCAAAACCCGCTATTGGACTAACGATTGGGAGTCCATGCACCGCTTTGTTCGTGACCATCAAGTGCCTGACCTTCTTGAGCGGCGTATCCATCAAACCAACATGAAGACTTGGATTCAAGACAATCCCGGTCTCTTGCCCGAAGGACTCAATAACGAGTCCCGTTATTCTGCAACTGTAAGGAGAAGCAAATGAGCGGAGAAATGACGCTTTTTAAAGGCAATTTGCCTGATTACCTGAAGAACCGTAGCCTCTCGGCTACCACCCGTGCGCTTATGGGTACGTCTCAAAACAAGCGTATCTCCATTCGTGGCGGTGTATTCCGCATGATGGTTGGTGGTCAAGAAACTGCAAAGTCTGACGAGCGCACCATGCAAGTTGTTATCGTAACTGCGGCTGAACACGTTAGTCGTACCTTCTACGCAGGGCAGTATGAGGAGGGAGAGCAAGTACCCCCGGCTTGTTGGTCTGCTGATGGGGTGCGTCCTGATGCAAGCATCAAAGAACCACAGTGCCAAACCTGTGCCAACTGCCCACAAAACGTGGCTGGTTCCGGTCAAGGCGATTCCCGTGCTTGCCGTTTCTCTCGCCGTCTTGCTGTAGTTTTGGCTAACGATATGAATGGTGATGTGTTTCAGTTGGTGCTTCCGTCTAAATCAATCTTTGGCAAGGTTGAAAATAGCAAGATGCCTTTGGAAGCCTACGTTAAATACTTGGCGGCACATGGCGTCAACGTAGAAGATGTAGTTACGGAGATGCGTTTTGATACTGACAGCGCTACACCCAAACTTACATTCTCACCTGTGCGTCCGTTGGAAGAGAACGAGCACAACATTTGCTCTTTGAAAGCACAAACTCAAGAGGCTAAAAACGCAATCACTATGAACGTCGCGCAAACCGATGGCGTAGTGGAGAAGCGTTTGTCTGTATCTCGCCCCGTTGCTAAGGCTGAACCCGCTGAAGCAGTCGAGGAACCAACTAAACGACCTACTAAGAAACAAGAAGAAGTTCCCGCCAAAGATGCGGCGGCTCTTGTGGACGAGTGGGACGACTAAGTTATGGGGGAAAGCAGGGGAATAACTGTTTCATGTTATGAGCGTGAGATGCGGTTGTTGGACACACCCTGCTAGTACCCCTCCCCCTTCCTACCCCTAGGAACGCCATCCATTAGGTGAGGCTCAACTCGCGTCGGGCGAGGTTAGTGGATCCCGACACCTTTTACTTACTGGGGATGACCGTGGTCGGCTACACACTTTCAATCGTAAAAAAGAACGCCGAGGCAGATCAATCTAAGATTGGTGTGCAGTTGGGCAGAATATGTATTGCGAAGAACGTGCCCGTGCAAACTGTGGCAAGTTACTTTGGTATGACAAGATCAGGCGTGTATTACTGGTTCGCTGGAGAACGTGAGCCAAGGAAGGTTTCTGTAAAAGAAATCCAAGACTTCATAAAAAATTTAGCCGAGTAAATAATGCAAGAATTTTTAAGAGCCATTCTTGCCGGGGAAGGACACTATTGCATTACGGGACTGAAGAAGAACGATCAGCACCCAGCAATACAGTCATTTTTTGACAAGTTAGAAGATACAGACCAAGCCATAAAGACTTTCCTTTCCGAGCGGAGAGATGTCTACTTTGCGCTGGCTACGTTCAAAGATCCTAATGCACCCAAGCCACGCGCTCAGGAAAACGTAGTACGTATAAAGTCGTTATGGATTGATATTGATTGCGGTGAAGAAAAGGCTAAAGCCTTAAAAGGCTACCTCGACAAGGAAGCCGCTTTACTTGCACTTGAAGAATTTCTAATCAAAACTAAGTTGCCAGAACCTGCCTTGGTTGATTCGGGCGGTGGGATACATGGGTACTGGGTGCTTGATCGGGAGTTATCCCGCGAGGAGTGGCAACCCCTTGCCGATGGCCTAAAAGAGTTGTGCCTAAAAGAAGGTCTGCTAATTGACGCTGGATGCACGGCAGATGCGGCACGGATTCTCAGGGTTCCTAACACCTACAATTTCAAGGAGGAGACACCAAGGCAGGTTCGGCTCCTGTCGCCACCTGACACAACTTATAGCGTAGACATTATAAAAAGTGTTTTACCCGAAGTTGCACCTAAGCCTCTTGCAGGGCTAAGTGGCAAAAAGAATCTCAGCCCTTTAACCAAAGCGCTAATGGGCAATCAGGTATGTTACTTTAAAAACATTATGTTGCGTACCGCAAAAGGTACGGGGTGCCAGCAACTAGCCCACATCTATCAAAATCAACATGACTCTTCTCAGGTAGACTACAACATGTGGAGAGCGGCTTTATCCGTTGCGGAACACTGCGAAGATAGAGATCGTGCAATACATAAATTATCTGAAAAGCATCCAAACTATGATCCTACTGAAACAGAAAACAAGGCATCTGATACTCGGGGTGAAGGCAAAGGCCCCTTCCTTTGTACGACGTTTTCGGAATATCGCCCCGGAGGGTGTGATGGTTGTAAACATCTCGGGAAAATTAAAAGCCCTATCGTACTTGGTCGAGAGATTGCCGAATCCAAAGAAACCGAAGTAACCGTTAAGGAAGAAAGCGCTTCTGGTACGGTTAGTGAAATAGTCTATGAGATCCCAGAGTTACCCGATCCTTACTTCCGTGGTCGCAAGGGTGGCATTTATAGGCGGGGTAAAGACGATGACCAAGTGCTGGTCTACCCGCACGACCTCTACGTAGTACAAAGAATCTACGATCCTAACGAGGGCGAGAGTGCATGGATGCGACTGCACCTACCTAGGGACGGTGTTAAAAACTTTACGGTGTCTATGGCTACCCTGTCGGGGCCTGACACTATGCGAACAGAACTCTCCAAGCGTGGTGTGATTTCCATGAATTGGAAAGAGATTCAAGCCTATTTAATTAGATCAGCGGGTGAGTTACAAGTGCAAAAACAAGCCGAAGTCGCCCACCATCAATTTGGTTGGACAAAACGTGGTTCCTTTGTAGTCGGGGATATGGAATTAGAAAGCGGCAAAAGACGCTACGTTCCTCCCACCGTAACCACCTCAGACATGGTGGATTGGTATCACGAAAAGGGCAACATCGAAGAATGGAAAAAAGTTTTCAATGCCTACGCCAAAGAGGGCATGGAGGCACAGGGATTTGCGGCACTAACTGGGTTTGGCGCCCCGCTGCTTAAGATCGCAAGTAACCATAAAGGTATTTTGCTAAACCTCATTCATAAAGATTCTGGTTCTGGTAAGACAACGGTGCTTCGGGTGATTAACTCAATCTGGGGTCATCCTGAAGAACCATTACGCAGTGCTGATGACACAAAGGCATCTATGGTGCTACGCATGGGGGTACTAAATAACATCCCGTTGACCGTTGACGAGATGACCAATACCAAACCGGAGGAGGTGTCTAACTTCTTATACGGCATTACCCAAGGACGAGGTCGTGACCGGATGAACTCTAACTCCAATACTCTGCGGGTCAACACCACCACATGGCGCACAGTCGGGGTAGCCACAAGTAACTCATCATTCCAT